AAAAGGCGGACTCAATGCCAAAGGCCGTGCGTCGTACAACGCAGCCAATCCCGGTAAGCCGGGGTTGAAACGGCCTCAGCCTGAAGGCGGTGCCCGACGAGATTCCTTCTGTGCTCGCATGAAGGGCATGAAGAAAAAGTTGACCAGCGCGAAGACAGCCAATGATCCCAACAGTCGTATCAACAAGTCTCTCAGAGCATGGAACTGCTGATATGGAAATGGTTGTTTGGAACATGGTTCTTACGGGAATCGTGGCCATTTTGGGTTTTGTTGTGAAAGAGAAGTTTGCCGAGCTTCAACGTCTTGGCATCCTGCTCAACAGGACACGCGAAGAAGTGGCTCGGGAACACGTAACCCGTGCGGAAGTACGGGCTGATGCACAAGTACTCCTAGACCGGCTTGACCGGTTGGAGCAAAAGATTGACCGATTGGTGAGCCACAATGCCAAGCAAATCGGGTAAACAACATCGTTTGATGGCCTTGGTTGCGAATGACCCGAAAGCAGCCAAACGTCTTGGAATCCCCCAGAAGGTTGGGAAGGAATTCATGAAGGCTGACAAGGGTCGCAAATTTAAAGGTAAGTCAAAATGATGCGTAAACTGATGAACAAATTCGGTGGCGGTATGAAAGGCGCGATGGCTGATATGGCTGGTCGTGCTATGAAAAACCGCACGGATGACAAGATGGGTCGGGCTATGGTTGCTCCTCCCACTCGTATCAATCGTCCGGTTGAACCGGAAGTTGCCTATAAAAAGGGAGGCGCTGTGAAAGATTCAAAAGCTATGGCTAAGAAAGAGATTGCCTTTATGAAGAAGAAAGGCGCTCCGAAGTCCATGATCAAGCATGAGAAAGCCGAGTACGGCATGAAGAAGGGCGGTATGGCTGGTTCGTACCGCAAGGCTGCTGATGGCGTTGCCAGCAAGGGCAAGACCAAGGGCAAGATGGTCAAAATGAATAAAGGGGGTTACTGCTAATGAGCAGCGGCCCAAAAACTCGCGGATCGTATGGTCCGACAAGTCCTCGTGGTCAGGCTGCGGCTCAAAAGCAGGCTGCCGCTATTCAGGCCGTCAAAGATCAAGACATGGCCAAGAAGATGCGCGAGGCTTATGAGAACTTCCAAAAGAGTCCGGAAGCTGACACTGTTGGTATGAAGCACGGTGGAAAGGTTAAGAAGATGCGCTCTGGCGGGTCTGCTTCTAGCCGTGCTGACGGCTGCGCTGTCAAAGGCAAGACTCGCGGGAAGTTTGTCTAATGATGCCCTCCCGAGGCATGGGCGCGATTGCTAAAAACAAAGTCCCTAGGGCCAAGCGCCGTGGGGATAGCAAGCCTGTGATCGGGACGGGCAAGCCCATCCGCACTTTCAAGAAGGGCGGCGAGAGCAAGGTCAACGAGGCTGGTAACTACTCCAAGCCCGGTATGCGTAAAGCATTGTTCAACAGCATCAAGAACAGTGCTGTTCAGGGCACGGCGGCAGGGCAGTGGAGCGCGAGAAAAGCACAGCTTCTAGCCAAGCGGTATAAGGAGAAGGGCGGTGGATACCGGGATTAAATCGGTATTCGTCGTGCTGCTGGTGGGATTGGCAGGGTGTGAAAGCCGGTATCGGTATCCTTGCCAAGATCCTGCTAACTGGGGAACTGAGGCTTGTTTACCGCCGATATGTTCGGCTGATGGGTCTTGTACAGAAATGACGTTGAGGCAACCGAAGTGCGCGGACCCGGAAAGCTAGACGAGTTACTGAGGTTCATAGTCGGAGTCACACTGGCTGTGACACTTCTTGTTATTATTGTTTCTGTATTGTATTCGCTCATTTTTGTCACGCAACCGATTGATGCACAGGCTCCGAACGATGCTGAGTTCTTCAAACTGATTAACCCGATTGCGACCTTTTTGGTCGGAACTTTGTCGGGGATCATGATCGGAACCAAGCACACGAAGGATGAAGAATGAAAGCGCCGCAGCAATCCTTGAAGGCTTGGACTGCCCAGAAGTGGAGAACGAAAAGTGGTAAACGATCTTCTGACACGGGTGAAAGGTATCTTCCAGAGGCTGCGATCAAAGCTCTCAGCCCTGCTGAGTACGCCCGAACCACTGCCGCCAAGCGAAGAGGAAAAGCCCAAGGCAAGCAGTTCGTCGCCCAACCCAAAGGCATCTCGCAGAAAACCCGTGCGTATCGTCAAAAGGGTAAAGGGTAAGTAATGGCCTACAAGACTACAGCTACGACAGACTTCAACCTCGACCTCAACACGATTATCGAAGAGGCGTTTGAGCGTTGCGGTGCTGAACTGCGTACGGGTTACGACTTCCGTACGGCTAAGCGTAGTCTTGCCCTGCTCCTGATGGACTGGTCGAACCGAGGTATCAACCTCTGGACGCTGGAAGAAGGTACCAAGACGCTGACCTACAACGTCGGCACGTACGACCTTGAGCCTGACACCGTTGACCTGCTTGACCATGTGATCCGCACTGGGTCTGGCACAAACCAACAGGACATCAACATCTCGCGCATTTCATCCAGTACCTACGTGTCCATTCCCAACAAGAATGCGACGGGTCGCCCGATCCAGATTTGGATCAATCGGCGTACGGGTGCTACGGGTGCAGACAATGTGGTGGTGAAACCCCAGTTTACGGTTTGGCCGAAGCCTGACAACTCAACAACGTGGACGTTGTACTACACGCGGTTGCGGCGGATGTTTGACCCCGGTACAGGCGTGAATGGGCAAGATATCCCGTTCCGTTTCCTGCCCTGTATGGTTGCAGGCTTGGCTTATATGCTGTCGATGAAGATCCCCGGTGCTGACGCCCGTGTGCAAATATTGAAGGCTCAGTACGACGAGGCTTGGGATCTCGCGGCGGGTGAGGACCGAGAAAAGGCGGCGGTGCGGTTTGTCCCACGTGAGAGCTTCTTGGGTGGCTACTAATGCCAAACAGGTTTGCAAGTGGCAAGAACGCAATCGCCATGTGCGACCGGTGCGGGTTTCAATACAAACTGCGCCAGTTGAAGTCGATTGTGATCAAGACCAAGAACGTGAATATCTTGGTCTGTCCGGAGTGCTGGGAGCCTGACCAACCCCAGTTGTCTCTTGGCCTGTATCCTGTGGACGACCCGCAGGCATTACGGAACCCAAGACCGGACACGAGTTATTTTGCGGTCGGTAATGACGGTGCCAATGGTAGCCGTCAGATACAATGGGGTTGGAACCCGGTTGGAGGATCAAGATCCTTCGATGCAGAACTAACTCCGAACACGCTGGCTCCGGCTGGCGAAGTTGGAACAGTGACGGTCGTTACGACCTAGGAGATTGAGATGAAGAACGGCGATGCAATGAAAGCGTTGAGAAAACACGCTTCGCTTCCGGCGGGCAAGGCTCACGGTATGCGTGCTGGTGGCAAGACCAACAGCGAGATGAAGAAGTACGGTCGGAACATGGCGAAGGTGATGAACCAGCGCAGCCCGGTCCGTAAGTCTTCTGGCCCGAAGTAACCGCCATGAAAGAACTGAACCCCGGCAAGATCAGGCCGAACACTGACTCGACTGGTGAGAATGGCTATCCTGAAAAGGATGTCAACAAGGGCGTCACCCACATGGATATGAAGGGTGCTGGCGCTGCCACCAAGGGTAAGAAGTTCGTCTCGCAGATCAATTTGCAGAACAACGGTAAATACCGGACGGGTTGGAGCTAATGAACTACTCCCAGCTAACTACACTGATTCAGGACTATTGTGAGTCTACGGAGCAGAGCTTCGTGGCGAACATTCCTACGTTCGTGCAGTTGGCTGAGGAGCGGATCTACAACACGGTTCAGATCCCGGCCATCCGTAAAAACGTGACGGGCAGCACGAGCAACGGCAACCAATATCTGTCTTTGCCGTCAGACTGGCTCTCAACGTTCTCGATGGCGGTGATTGATCCTGTGACTCAGGACTACGAGTACCTGCTCAACAAGGATGTGAACTTTATCCGGGCAGCGTATCCGCCTCCGACCAGCACGGGTAAGCCCGCGTATTACGCCATCTTTGATAACACGACAATGTTGCTGGGGCCGACCCCAGATGCAGCCTATACTATGGAGTTGCATTACTACTATTACCCAACGTCGATTGTCGATGCGGGTACGTCGTGGCTTGGTAACAACTTCGAGTCTGTGCTTCTGTACGGGTCGCTCCGTGAGGCATACACCTACTTGAAGGGTGCCGAGGACATGATGGCGTACTACGAGAACAAGTACCAAGAAGCCCTTGGTCAGTTGAAGCGCCTCGGTGATGGCTTGGATCGTCAGGATGCGTACCGTTCTGGACAAGCTAGGATTCCTGTGACATGAGCTTCGTAGGCGGATCAGAGATTGGCAGTGTGTTTGTACAGACCACGGATAACCGTGAGCACACTGTTGAAGAAATTGCAGAACGTGCGGCTAACCGCATACTCAGTGCCGACTCAAAGGAAGCACTGCATTATTGGCTGGTGAAGTATCTGAGCGAGGCTAAAGCAGCCGAACGCAAGATGATATGTAAGAAACTAGATCAACAAGGCTATGCGGAAATCGCACACTTAATTGGAGACCTGTAATGGCTATTACACAAGCAATGGCAACGTCGTTCAAGGTAGAAATCCTTGACGGCATCCACAACTTTGGTACCGGCGTGATCCGCGCTTCGACGGCTGCGGATGTGTTCAAGCTGGCCCTCTTCACTTCGTCGGCTACGTTGAGCGCGACCACTACGGCGTACTCTTCGGCGGATGAAGTCTCCTCGTCCGGTACGAACTACACGGCGGGTGGGCTGACGCTGACGATCTCGCAGGTGCCAACTTCCAGCAGCACGACGGCTTTCATCGACTTTGATGACTTGACCTTCCCGAGCGCGACGATCACGGCCAACGGTGCTTTGATCTACAACGCGACTCAGGGTAACAAGGCTGTGGCGGTGCTGGCGTTTGGTGGTGACAAGACCTCGACGGCGGGTAACTTCACCATTCAGTTCCCGGCTGCTGCGGCTTCGACTGCTATTCTTCGTATCGCTTAATCGGAGGGTGACATGGCCCTCGTGCTTGCTGATCGCGTCCTTGAGACGACGACTTCGACTGGCAGTGGGACGATTACTCTGGCTGGTGCTGAGCCGGGGTATCAGTCCTTTGCGGTCGTAGGAAACGCTAACCAGACCTATTACACCATTGCGGGTGACACCCAGTGGGAAGTGGGTATTGGCACGTACACCTCATCGGGGACGACGCTCTCCCGAGATACGGTGCTGTCATCAAGCGCGAGCGGTGCGAAGGTTACGTTCTCTGCCGGAAGCAAAAAGGTATTCGTTACCTATCCGTCTGAGAAGTCCGTCAACTTTGATGTGTCGGGCAATATCACTGCTGCTAGTGGCAGGATCATCAACCTTGGTGCGCCGAGCCTTCAGTCGGATGCTGCGACAAAAGAGTACGTCGATAACATGACATCGGCTGCTCTGCACATTCACGAAGCCGTTGTCCTAACCACTCCAGCCGGTTCAGGACGAAACGACAACTACAACAACGGCACTGCGGGTGTTAGCGCGACTCTGACGGCTACGGCCAACGGAACCTTGGTCATCGACAGCACGGTGGCTCAAGCAGCGCAGCGTGTTCTTATCAAGGACTGTGACGATCAAGCTGAAAACGGTATCTACGTTGTAACGACGGTTGGTACGGCTTCAACTCCGTATGTCATGACCCGCTCTTCGGATGCGGAT